TTCGCGGTGGCTCCTCCATTGGGCACTAACATAATGGTACGTGAGTTCTCTATAGCCACAGGTTATGGAGCAGTATTCATAAAAGCTAGTGCAACTACAGCAGATTGGGAACCCGCAATACCGTTCGGTCGCGGACCACGTGGTGACCAAGGTCCTCAAGGGGTTCAAGGTATAGTAGGTATACAAGGTCCTCAAGGTAACATAGGTGTAACGGGTGCTACTGGTGTACAAGGTCCTGATGGAATAGAAGGACCAGAAGGTCCGACTGGTGGAGTAGGTCCTATAGGTTCTATAGGTACAACTGGTAACACAGGTGCAACTGGTGGCGTAGGTCCAGAAGGTCCTGCAGGTTCTCAAGGTAGCTTAGGTCCAACTGGTCCTGCAGGTGCTCAAGGATCTACAGGTATTGTTGGTCCACAGGGTCAACAAGGTAACGTCGGTCCACAAGGTCAACAAGGTCCTGGTGGTGATAGAGGTCCAGATGGTATCCAAGGTGTAGAAGGTGAGCGTGGTCCGTTAGGTAACCAAGGTCCTCAAGGTAACACAGGTGCTACAGGTCCTCAAGGGATTCAAGGTATAGTAGGTGACCAAGGTGCCAGAGGAGACAAAGGTCCCGTAGGACCCACAGGTGATAAAGGTCCAGACGGTGATGATGGTACTGATGGCGCAGACGGACGGAGTAGTAGTGGTAAGTCACTTGCTGCGCCCACAACAACTTGGATATACCCTGATGAGTCTAGCAAGGAAATAAGTCGCTTCGACTTAACCTCCACACAACCCTTTGACCGAGATATTGTAATTAGCCCTTACTCGGTGACAGAACATTCAGCTTCTAGGACCACAGGGCTCCTTGTGTCCCTCGACTTAATGTTCAACGGGATAAAGGTGGCTGGAACCAATGTCGCCCTCGAGCAACCAGAGGACAAGAGGGGGGTTTTTGACAGTCTGGTTTTCACAGTGCCTGCGGGGCAAAAAGGTAGTTTCGCTGTTATGGGACGACCTATACTTGCAGCGTTCCAACCAAACCACTACTCCATCAGAATACAAGGGCAACACAGAGAACTTAACAGCAATCCTATGTCCTTTGTACAATTAGTTCCACTTTCAACAGAATTATCATGAGGGATAAACAATGTCAGATAAAATACAGTATTACGGAATAGACGAAGACGCTAGAGACTTTCTTGGCGGAAACGGTGGAGGGGGCGGTGGTCCCTTCCTAATGGAAGATGCAGAGGATGCCCGTAGAATAGCGGATACATCCTTTGACCCTTCGGGGTATACTTGGGACTTAGCTGTAGATAGTAGCGTTGCAGGCGGTGCCAATGGTGATGGTACATCTGGTATAGATGTTAACCCAACAGCTGATGGTGGCAAGACTCCTGACATCGTGAACATGCACAACAAGGTGTTCTTGGTGAGTATAGGTCTTCAACCTCCTACGGAAGAGCTAATCACAATTGTAGGCACCACTCAAATACACTTTGCAAGTTACTCGGGAGCAAATGTAGAGTATACGTTCACACCTACTGCGAACACAGAACAACCATTGGAAGATGGGGACGCTTGGGTTCGTGTTGGTACACACTTTGAACCTAAGCAGGTAGCTACACTAGGTACAGATGGTAAGGTAGCGCCTGAACAGTTACCTCCTATAACCTCTGATTTCAAAATGGAAGACGCTAGTGATGCTAGTCGCTACCCTGATGGCTTGGTTGACCCCTTAGGATACTCTTTCTTCTACACGTATGGCTCTCTAAACTCAACAGAGATTAGACAACATAGCACCACATCACTCTACTCTCGGGCAGAGGATAGGGAGGGTAAGACAGTACCTATTACAGCTTTGAATGGAGAGTTGGTTGACATCTTTTTTGATGATGTACTCCACTTGAGAACAACATTAACAATGACGAACTCAAGCACTTCACCAGTCTACTCTTGGAGTGGGTTGACTTTTCCGCTACCGATTGAAGAAGGTGCTGTGTTTAAAATAGTGCCAGTAAATGCCTCCTATGCACCCTTAACTCAAGGTGATGCTTGGGTACATGATGGGGTTGAGTTTAAGCCTGCGCAGGTAGCTTTAAAAAGTGAACTAGGTAGCGTTGGGGCAGCTTTCCTTATGGAAGATGCTAGTGATGCTGAAAGGTCATTTATTTCAGGCACTCGTATCGTACGTACTACAGATCTAGGTAATAGTACCGCTGGCGGTATGAGTTATGGTGGGTCTAATCCTAACTGGATTTTAATCAACAAGCTTGATGTAAACGGTGTTCTACTAGACTACTCAGCCTTAGATGATGTAGAATGCAACATTTACATAAACGGCAGTGATACCCCTACTGTTGCGACAATCCAAGTTCATCCTGAGGCAGGGCCAGACAGACTTTACTTTAGTTGGACTGGTATGCCTAGAGAAATCACTGATGTAGATTGTGCACCAGTTAACGCTGTTAGGGTCCCTTTAGAAAACGGTGATTCTTGGGTACATGATGGTACTAATTTTGTACCTGCACAAGTGGCTACTCTAGGTGAAGATGGTATTGTCGTCCCTGAACAATTACCTGAACAAGTAGGTAATGAGTTCTTAATGGAAGATGCTAGTGATGCTGAACGTAATAGTAGTGTGGTTGGGGTACCTGTAGAAGGATACCTATATAATATGGGGGATTACCTCAATGTAGGGGAAGCAAGCCATTCAATCTATGGTTCTGACGAGCTCTATATAAACACAGTAGACTCACTAGGTAATACATTTATCTTGGATGAGATGCAAGGCCCTCTTACCATAACTTATAGCAACGGTACAGTATTCAATGTAACTCCTACAAAAGCGGTGGTAAAGGGGCAGCATTTCTCCCTAGATTGGGCTGGTTTGTCTGCTGGAGGTTTAGTTGGTGTTACTACAGTACGTATAGAGTTAGTTGGTGTAGGTACTCTCCCACTAGTTGATGGGGATGCTTGGGTGTATAGTGAGAGTAAGTTTAAGCCTGCACAAGTAGCTCTTAAGAGTGATGTAGTTGGGGCTACGGATACGTTCACAACTAATGATGGTAAAACAGTCACAGTTGTAAATGGGCTGATAACCACAATAGTCTAAGGTAAGTGTTAAGCTCACTTGGGGTCCTGCAAGATGTAGGGCCTCATTTGAGCTCACAAGACAGAGGAGGCTCTATGAGCCAATTTAAAGATTCAAGAAACAACTGGCGTACTAAAGGATTATTCCTTGAAACGTCATATGATGAAGATGCCATATTCACTCTGGGGGACGAAAACAAGGTTTGGAAAGGCTCTGAGTTCATCTCCCTAAAGAAATTGTATATGGCTACGAATGACCCAACAGAGTACACAGTAGCAACCAAACACTTAGGTGGTTGGGCTCACTGGAAGCGGCTTAGGGGTAACAAGTCTCTTGCTAAGCACTTTGATGAGTGGCAAGAAGAGCTTAATGCTAAACTAACCGCAGATGGCGTATTACTCACTATTAGCATTGCCAAAGAGGGAAATACCTTCCAAGCGGCTAAGTGGCTAGCTGACTCAGGCTGGATTGAGAAGAAAGCTGGACGACCTAGTAAGGAGTCCATCGAAGGTGAGATTAAAAAGCAAGCCAGAGACAATGACGAATTCGCAGAAGACTTATTGCGTCTTGTTAAATAGGAGAAGCTATGCCTTGGTTAGAAGAAGCTGAGAAGAAGCTACAAAACATGCCTAAGGAAGCAAAGGAGGTTAGGGAACAGGCAATGCTTGACCTACCTACATTTGCTACCCTAGTAAATAAAGGTTATGTGTATGGACAGGTTCATATGGACATATACAAATGGATGATGGACTACACGCTATATGGTAAAGGGGATGACATAACAAACAACAAACTTATCATGTTACCTCGTGCCCACTTAAAAAGCCACATGGTTGCCACTTGTGTGGCATGGCTAATAACTAGGCACCCAGAAATAACCATCTTATACGTATCCGCAACAGCTGAGCTAGCAGAGACCCAGTTGTTTGCAATACAAAACATATTGGCGAGTGACGTGTATCGCAGGTTCTTCCCAGAGTATGTTCACCCTCAGGAAGGAAAGAGAGAAAGGTGGTCACAGCGTAAGCTGAGTGTTGACCATGTGAAGAGAAAGAAAGAAGGGATTCGGGATGCCACTGTTGCAACAGCTGGCCTTACAACCAACACAACGGGCTGGCATGCAGATGTGGTCGTTGCAGATGATTTGGTTGTACCTGAAAACGCCTACACTGAGGATGGACGCGACTCAGTGACTAAGAAGTCTTCACAATTTACCTCAATCCGAAATGCTGGTGGATTTACACTGGCTTGCGGTACACGTTACCACCCATCTGATATATACGACACTTGGAAGAAACAAGAGTTTGAACAACTGGATGATGACTTTAACATCGTGGGTTTTGAGCCTGTGTGGGATGTTAAAGAGTACAAAGTAGAGGTGGATGGTGTTTTTGCTTGGGATAGAGCTGTGCGTACAGATGGTAAGTCTTTTGGGTTTGACCCTAGGGTTTTAGCACGTATCAAGGCCGAGTACTCAGACAAGACTCAATTCTATGCCCAGTACTACAATGACCCCAATGACAAAAGCTCAAACCGTATTGACAGGAACTCTTTCATCTATGGGGACAGGAAGCACTTAAAAGAGCAAGGGGGTAAGTGGACCTACAAAAACGAGAAACTTAACATCTATGCATCTATAGATTTTGCATTCTCTCTTAGTAAGAAAGCGGATAGTACAGCTATTGCTGTTATAGGTATTGACTCAACTAACCGAATATACATCTTAG